GATGGTAGACGAATAGGGGGGGGGGGCAAGACGGTCTAAATACTCGGCGTAAGAATGGCAGAAAAGGTTGTGGTATGCCATATTATATGCCGTGCCAAACTTTTTTACAGCGGAGCAAGAGGGATGATTGTCGAGATATTTTTTCCCCCTCCAAATCCACTGCTTAAGCATGCGGGGATTTTTTCTAAAATCCTTCTTTCCGTTATCTGCTTGCATAGGACAACCTATACATCCCAAGCGACGTTCTACGTGGAAGTTCCCCGCCTCATCATAATATAAGGGGTGACACTTGATACCTCGCTCTTTAATAAATCGTTCAACATCCTCATTTGTCCACTCCAATATAGGAAGATAAACTCGCACCTTCTCTTTGGCGGAATAGACGCGGCAAATCTCAGGCTCTTTATACCGAGCCTTTCTTTTTGCGGACTCGGAACGCCGTATGCCTTGGACTGCTCTTTCTTTTACCTTATATTCTTTTAATTCAGAACAGCAGAACCTCGCTCGCCTTGTAGGCCATCCCTTTTGCTCTATAATCTCAAACATGCTCTGCTTAGGGTTCAAAATAGTCACGCCGTTATCCCTACAGTGCCTTATCGTCCCGGGAGGGTCTATCGTTGTGTTTTTATAAATTGCCTCGTATGGTATCCCGCTCATCTTAGCAAGTTCGAGTATCACATCAGAATCCTTACCGCCAGAATATGATATTTCAACTCCGCCTTCCACGTCTTGCGGAATACTTTGAAGCAACTTTATAGCATGATTGACCTTATCCTCGTATTCCATCCGCCTTCTTTACGGCCTCCTTGAAGCGCTTGTTTACATCTTTCTCGTACTTCTTCCTTGTCTTCTTGTCCATCTCGACTACTTCTTGGACTTGCTTTACTTCCTCAAGGGCTATTTTTTCTTCCGTTTCGTCCTCTTTCATCCCCTCTGCCTTGGTAAGTCTCTTCTCGTAGTTCTTTATCGCCTTGTCTATATCCGAAACGAACTTCTGATCGGTAGTCAGCAGTTTGCTTACCATATATATTCTCTCGGCAAAGCCGTGTATATTTTCGTCACCTTTCCCTGCAAGCAGATAGCCGTAAGGGTGAGCATCAGCAGTCCATGATGCCTTAAAATTCTCGCTCAGCGTGGATATCTCCATACTGTATCGCTTGAATACCCATCTGAATGCACCCGTCTCTCCTTCGCGTACTTTAGTGTTCCTTACCTTTAAGTACCACCATTTCTGAATTTTTTTAAACATAAGCACTTATTTTATAAATTTTTGAAATTTGTTCCACAAAGAAATTTCTTCCGAATACATAGAGGGATACTGCAACATTTCCTCAACCCTTCTGCTACCATATAACACTATACAATGGCTATAATTCATAAACCGCCCTATTCTTTGAAGCGAATAACCATCAGCACGGAGCTTATAAAAAACAATATTCCTCGCCCAAACAACGGCACGGTCTCTTGAACGATCCATTATATCCACCCCTGCGATATCCACCATTATCTTCGAGTACCGCTCTATATCTTCCTTGAGATGGTCGTCAGTTAGGCCGTGCACTATATACTTTTCGCACCCACCACGATAAGAGCAAAACTCGCAGTGACGGTCTTCCTGTTTTACTGGCCAAATGCACATGATTACCACCTTCTTAGCGGTTGTTCGAATGCCCTTTTTGCTGACCATCCTCTACGAAACCTCATCCATATAGTGCCGTATGGTAGCCCAAGTTCATCACACCAAAGAGCAAGCGTTTGTTTCCTTCCGTTATACTCAATGATAATATTATTGCTGTGATTGTTCGCTTGTTCCTTATCTGTGGCCCACCTGCAATTCTCTGGACAATAATCCCCGTCGTTATCTATTCTATCAATAGAATAGTTCGGTCCCGGATGCATCCCCATATCCTCAATAAAATGAATAAAGCCATCAGGGCCGAGCCATCTATCACAAACCTTGATACCCTTATCTTTATAAAACTGATGACGATTGCAATTTGGATTCGTACACCGATTCTTCATCATTGACCAGATATTAAATTCGGAGGTGTCTTTCATACCGTGAGTTTTGTTATGAGGGGTCCACATCGAAAAGACATCCCGATGTAAGCACCCGCAAGACCGCGTGCCACCTGAAAGCAAATCGGAACTATTTACATCTTTAATTGTACCGCAATCACATTTGCATTTCCACATAGTTTTCCCTCTACGGCGCCCAGCAAAACTTAAAACAACCAAGCGACCGTATCTGTTTCCAGTTAAATCTCTGATTCGCTCTTTATATGAGCACTCTTTGCAACATTTATTTCTACCAACAAACTCTGCTGCTATCTTAAACTCCTTGCCACATTTCGCGCATTTACACGAGAAATACTTAGTCGCGCCTATCTTGAACACGGGACCAGTAATAACGATATCGTTATATCTCTGCCCAATAATTATTTCATCAACTCTCATATAAAAAAACAATCCCCCGCGTTCAATGGTAGGTGTGAGCAACCATCTACTAACAGGGGCTGTAAACTTTCTTCCGGTATCTCACACATACCAATGCAAAGATATAAATTATTTCCGATTATTCAAAATTTTCCACTCGATCATATCCATCACGTCCGCAGTGCGAGGCTGCTGCTCATATGGAAGTTCCCAATCATCAAACCATCTGACGCACCTATTCCCAGTTGCCTCCCAATCTTCGAAACCGTCTTTGTCGGGATAACAAAGCAATTTCGGATCCCTTTCACGCAGGTTATTTTTCCCGGCGGTAGCAATTACCGTCTTCCCGGTCCATAAGTATAAGCCAAGAGCCGATTTTTCACTCTCAACCGTAAGGATGTCGCCATCGCCACAAGCCGGAATTAGGTGAGAGCCAAAAAAACACCTTCCCGAGAAACCATCCGCCGTTCTGTATTGCCTTGTCCCTCCAAAATTCTTATCCCTTCTGCCGGTCGGAAGATATTTCATGCGTTTGTCATGCAAAATTCGCCCATCTTGGTTAACCACCCAAAACACGGCAAGACCTTGACTATCAGTGGTCACATTATACCTATCGAAGGCTTCTCTGACCCTATCTTCTGGGAAAAGTGTGCAGAACCAGCAGAAAAGAGGACATTTTCTCAACTCGTATGCTTTCGCCGCTTGCAGAATATCTATAGAAACATACTTAATCGTGGTCTCCTTAACCCTTACTTGATGCTCTGTCCAGTCTATTGCTTGGCTTTGTCCCTTAATAACGCGGATAGCCTCCTTGTAGTCGGCACAATGCCCAAATTCAATCAACCATTGAGGTAAACTGATACACCTTCCCCCTTCTTCAGAAACCCAGACAGAACCCCTGCTGATAAAAACCTTCAACTTGTCTTTTCTATAAGGATGTCTGTCGCCATTCAAATAGTATCCACCTTGCAAGCCGTTGCCGTGCTGTACCAACTCCATTCCCATCAGTTTCGGCGCGTTCCGAAGCGCGACCAACGGGTCATATATCCCTCTAAATCTGTCTTCTTTGCTCATAGCCTAAAATGGTAAATCGTCCTCGCTCTTAATGTTGTCAAACTCGGTCTTCACTGCACTCTCTTCCTTCTCTTCCGTCAGTCTCTGCTCCATGTAGTACCATACTCCGTCGGCTCTCCTCTTGCTCACAAGGCCCATCTTCTTAAACGCCTCTGTTACGGCACTCCTAGACCTCGGTGTCTCTCCCCAATCCTTGCAATAAGTCAAGTACTCTTGCACCCATTCCTTCAGAGATTTCCATCCGGAAGCCATATTGTTGTGAGGATCTTCAGCAGCGACATATCCCATCGTCGATATCCACCTGTTCAGAGAGTTAGCATTCTCCTTCATTTCGTTCACTATCTCCCTAACGGTATTCGCTATCTCAATCTTCCCGTCATTCTTCACAAAAGACCTATATCCCTCATATACCCAATTGAAAATAGCGGCCTTCACGTCATCCGCTTGCAACTTCTTCTCCAACGTGACGTCCTTGTCCCTCTCGTCAATATGATTGGGAGCCAAAATAATCAAAAATCGACGAAAATAGCCATCGGTATCATCAGTCGTAGGAGGCATACCATTCGCGCAACAGAGCATAAGGGGCACTTTCGTCACCTTTGTCGGCCTCCTTGAATATGGATGCCTTCCGGTGAACTCACCTCCCGACACAAAAGCCTTGAAATCGCCTCCGCTGAAGTCCTTTTTGCTCACATCGTCGCAATAATTAACAATCTTGCCATTCACATCTGCAAGATGGTATTCCGCTTGATTCCCTCCTTTAAACAACTGCTCGGGGCTATAACTGCTCGCCACACTATGCCCCAACATATTAATTACTGCCTTACAAATGATACTCTTTCCGTTCTGACCCTCGCCGACAACAAAACAAATGTATTCAATCTTGTATTCCGAGCGTTTAGCGAGGAAGCATCCGCAAAATTGGTGAAACGTCTCCCGCATCTTCTCGTCCGGCACTGTCTGACCGAGAACTTTGTCCCATAATGCCGACTTCGCCCCTGCTATATAGTCAAAATCAAGGACTATATCCGTCTTGTATTTGACGTCAAAAGCATTCAAACGGCCCGTCTCGCAATCAAAAACGCCGTTCTTAAAACAGACATACCGCCTATCGGGGCAAAAATGGCATCTCTCGTCTGATTTCAACTTATTTATGCAAAAATCCTTGATACGAGGAGCAGAATTGGCCTGATATACAATACCTACGTCCATCCGTTCCATCGTCTCAAGAATAATCTCGCTCAATATCTCGTATTCGGTCGAATCTATTACCTCAAAATACCGACCGTTGAAGATATATAGCATGTTGTCCTCGTCCATCTTGAAGAAATCACAGCCCTCATCCCCGGATATGCCGCAAATGTACCGACGGAAAGCCATCGACATGCTCGCCTCCGTCAGCTTATTTATCGTCTGATCCGAGGCCCCTGCCCCATCTATCGTGGGACCAACCGTCGAACATAGATAATCTATGATATAATCAAATTTCACAGAAAATTGCGGTTTTTAGTGAAAAAAGACTGAACGAATAGGGCCTCTCCGAAGAAAGGTGGGTACATCCCTATCCGCTCAGTCCAAACTCTCTATCGCGCCGTACCCCTAAGCTCGCGAATATACATAAAATATCCTATAAATCAAAACCTCGTTGCGACGCTCGGAATCGAGCCGAGTCTGGGAAAGCCAAAATTTCCAGTGCTACCTTTACACCACGTCGCAATTCCATGCTACTCGGCGAAGAAAGCCCTGTACCACGAACGGCACTCTTCCTCACTCGCGAACAAGACGTCGGCATCCACGATGCCCTGATGCCCCACGAGCTGATACTGCTCCTTCACCTCCAAGTAGCCTCCTTCCAACTTCTCCTTGAGGCTCTTGCCACTGCCTTCGCTCGCCTTGCCCTCTACTGGGACGGGAACAAACAAACACCCATACACATCATCACCCTCGACCTTGCATGAAAGGCTGTTGAACAAATACACGCGGTCCCCCGGCGCAAACTTACTCTTTTTCATACTTCTTTTATTTAAATCCATGAACTACCCTCCCTACAAATCACGTGCCATAACTACCTATTATCTCCATTACCAGCTATAACGCCTCTTTCCTTTCGCGAATGAAGTTTTTGATGATTCATTTCGCCAATCTCCTCAAGCGAGAATCCGAGATCATTTGCCAAAGTAGCACAATACCAAAGGACATCCCCAATTTCCATAGCGATGGATGCCTTCTTCTCATTCGTGAACTCGCTGTTGTTGTCGCGGAAAACCTTCTTCACCTTCTCGGCAACTTCGCCCGACTCTCCCGCGAGACCGAGGGTCGGATAAACGATGCGCTTGTCCTCTGGATAAACCGCAGTTTCAAGAGCGCCTTTTTGAAATTCATTTAATGTCATACTTTCATTTTTTTTTGAATCGTCCTGTTGTTTTATCTCTATCCATAGGATTTAACTTATTATGGATTGACGTGTGTTCGCCCCTTGTCAAAACTTCAAGATTTTCAACATCGTTGTTATCGTGATTACCATCTTTATGATGCACAATATAGCCATCTTTTAGCACGAAAAGACCATTTACAAAATCGAAAAAGTCCAAACCAAACAACGATGCGTTCTGTTCTACTATGAGACGGTGCTTCGTAACCCGTCCATTTTTGTCTGCTCGAGGATGTTGTGGCACATATACCATTATATCAACGATACAATTGTTTTTGTTCGGAATTTCTTCCCCTTTAAACGAGGCATTTCTGGCACCACGTAATCCATACTGATGATTGCCTTCTCCCTTCATAAAATCAACCTTGGCAAGACGAGCGCATTCGCGGCAACAAAAAAATCCCATTGTTCGATGATACCTCTCCATTTGATATTTCTTCAAATGAAATGGCTTCTTGCACGTCGTACACACAATATTATCCGCGGCCTTTAACCCCTCTTGACGACAAGAAGGGCTGCAATACTTCGCAGTATCTTTCCGCCTGAAAGGAACCATAAACATTTTCCCGCAAATAGGGCAAGTTTTTTCTAGTAGCATAGTCTGACCTTCTTTTATATTCCCGACCATTGAAAAGCAGAGAAGGGCGGTCAGTTTACCCTTGTCAGCGGGGGATCAATCCCGCCTATCTCTGCTACAAATATACAAAATTAATAAATATCAGAGCCCTCAACATATTTACAAAAATCAACATCTACTCCTTCGCGACCGCGCTCCGCATCCCTCCGGTCTATCTCGTCCCTCACCTCTATCAGCAAACGCTTCCGCTCCTCGAACAACGACTCCAACTCGGCACGGCTCATATCTCTCAAATTCATAAATCCCTCCATAACAAGCCCCCCGCTCTCTTCTGATATCCGTTGAGACATGCCCTTATCGAGGCGACTCGCACACCTGTCGCTTCGCTCGCCTCGGCAACACTGCTCCATATGCCGACGACCTCGCCATCCAAGTCCCACGCCTTGCACCATCTCTCGGCAGGCTTACGACCCCTCCGCCACACTTCCTTCTCGTCGCTCCACTCCAAGTTCTCGGCCCGGTTGTCCCTCCTGTCTCCGTTCTTGTGACGGACCCATTTCCTCAACTCCGCGTTAGGAACAAAAGCCCTCGCTACAAGATAAGCTATCTTCACCCTCTTCCCGTGCAAGTTCACGCCTTCTCCGCCTATCGCCTCCAAGGGCATACCTCCACTATATACAACACCCGCGTCGCTCACGCTGTACCGAGAGTCTATCTCCACCACACGCTCCTCGCGCCTACCCCTGAACACACTCATACAATTCGGAATAATCACTATATACATATCCCCCGTCAGCAAGCACCAAGCCCGCAAACGTCTGAGTCAAGCCGTCCACTACGGCACGCTCGCGAGAACTGCCGAGCAGCACCTCCTGACCTAATCGCAAAGTCTCTTTCGCTATCATATTCCTAATTCTTTTTTAAGGCCGTTCGCTTGCAAGTTCCGTGCCAAAGTACCACCCGAGAGTAATATCTCGAACCTGCTGAATCTCGCGGGACCCAATCTTCCGCAACGGATTCCCGTACTCGAAGAACCCCGTTCCGCTGTTGTTCTGTACAGCGATCACCCACTCCTTCCGCACTCCGCACATCAGGGCATAGACCCTATCCACGCGACGGAACAACGCACCGCCGCATTCTCGGCTACACGTACATGCCAAGGACACCGACGACACCGACACACCGTAGGCCCGTGAAGCCTCTTCCAGATTCTCAAACAGACGAACAGACCCGTCTGAGACATTTTTACTAACTATTACCTGCTTTGCCATCTTTAGAATTTTTAAGCGTTTCTCGGGGCAAATTTAATGCGTTTTTTCCGAAAATGCAAATCAGTGTAGTTGCAACTACACAAATTACACTAATTCTACGCACCTCAGTGGCCGTTAGTGTAGTTAGTGTAGTTGTAATCCCTATATTTTCTCTACGGCCATTCTATTTCTATATATTGAGCATTGGCACACTTTATAATTAATACCTAACTACACAACTACACAAAAACACATTAACACATTATAAATTAAAAAGATAGAACGTGTAGTTTACCCTTACGATAGGTACACAATTCGATTTTTGACTTCACTAAACTACATTTTCGCCCCGCGCAATACCATACCTTTAAATTCTGCAAGTTTTCAAAAACATCTCAAAATCGCCCCTACGACACCCTAAAATTAACAAAAAAAAATTTCAGAATCACACCTCGGCGCTGAGCCGTGCCCCTCGCAAAATACCCCGTACCCCTTTGCAACTCTCAAAAACTCAACACCTTGCAGAATTTAAACGTTCGACAAATTAATGAATCTAAATTGCGTATGATATAAATTTTGTGGTTGCTTGTGCCGGATTATGGCACAAGGTCCCGCGGGCCGTCCTTCGCTCGCGTTATTATAAGGTATATACGCGCGTAATAATGCAAGTGCTTGATTATCAATGTTTTAAATATTTCGTATGTTCAAAAGGTCGAAAAAATTGGTATAAAGGAGAAAATTTTCGTACCTGTAAAATTTTCGTAAAATGCAATAGGAAAATATATTTTTTTATGGTTTTTTTGCCGTACCTTTGTAAACAGAAAGGGAAACAAAGCCCGACAATATTAAGAGAGTTTAATTTTTAAAATAAAAAAAGGAGAAAAGATTATGGAAACTTATCAGCAAATCAAAGCACGCCATCAGGCGGAAGCCAATGCGTTCCCTATCGGAGCCGCGTTTTCAAATCAGCAACTCGCCGAAATGATGCGGAAGTTCGGTTTGCCCAATGACAAGACAGGATATGCTCAAATAGTCAGTCTTGGTGCTGGATGTTACATCATGCGCAAGGATGTTCCCGCGTGGAACGAGATGGCCGAGCGGCACGAGAAGGAGATGAAGGCTTTGCGCAAGAGCCGCAAGGAACTTATCGAGGCGTTGAGGTACGAGTTTGCAAACCACGAGTGCCAGTTTGTGCGAATGGATGAGGAAGTCTGCGCTTGTGTCGGTCTTGATTGGGAAGAAGTCAAGAAAGACGCATGGCTGATGAAGATTTACAAGGATGCTTGGAAACTCTTTTGGAACGATTGTGTAACTAACGATTGGTTTTGATTATGGAAAAGATAATAAACAAGACTTGGTGGGGACGTGTTGACGAGTACGAGGTCGTTGACACGTTCCCTCTTGGGTATATTGTGTGGAATATCGGTAGGGAGAATTTCCCATACGAGGGATATATCCCCCTTGTAAAGCCAGACCCGAACCACGAGTTTTGGGTTCTTCCCTACGGACGGAAGGCGCTTAAATGCAAGGACGAGGGCGAGGCATTGTTCATTTTGAATTATGCAAGCAAGGGCGGCTATCCGAGAAGGCGCAAGTCTGATGGAATAACAGAAGAAGTGTTTAACCAGCTAATCAAAGAATATTATGGCAAATAGAGCAGACTTGAAACTGTACACGCCAGACAGATGGTACTATGTCCAGTACGGGAACGGGCGAGAACTTAATCAAATAGGCTTTCACAGAAAAGAGCTTGCCGAATCCTTTGCGAGAGCCGTAGAGGAAACGGTTAAGCAGTCGGTAAAGAGCGGTGCGAAGCGCCTACCTGGGCACTACGATAGAGTCGTCGAGGCGAAGGGCTGGAGCGTAGATGGCAAGGTGTTCAGCGATTTCCACGAAGCTCTGTGGTACAAGTGGACGGAGCGGCCGAGCGCGGATATCAAAGGAGTGTTTAACGATTAACAATCAGAAATATGGCAAAAGAAATCAAAGCGGAATGAAAACAGAGAATTTGAGAGAAGCCTACAAGGCTATCAAGCGAGGCGAGATAATCGACTGCAACGGATGCCGAATTTGGATTGCATGGTCTGAGAACGGAGGCCATGAGTATATCTTTTGGCGGAGTTACGGACAAAGTGCGGAACGCCTCGGGTTGCAGAATCTGCGCTGGATTATGAAGCAGATAGCGGGGAGCGAGGATTATTCTTTTAAGGTTGTTGAATCAATTTATTAAGGTTATGAAAGTATATGTAGTAACGGCTTGCGAGTATTGGAGCAATTACAGGGGCGAGCTTGGTGCTCGCCACTTGCGGTTTGACGACAGAAAGACATTGTATAAAATTTTAGAAGAAATAATTCCCGACTGGATAGGCAAGGATTATTCGGGCGGACAAGAAAAAGAGTTTGAATATGATTAGACTTATTGCAGAGCAAATCCCTATCGAAGAGGGATTGTATGCGGATATTATTACGGATGTCCGTTACGAAGATGATATCGAGTTGGTCATTTGCCCACATGGTATGCAGCCTCTTTACCTTATTCCGATTGACAAACTGACAGCGAATGCTAAGGAGGGCTTCGACCACGGTCAGATGCAGAATGACAGTTATAAGGTTTTTAACACCTATGATGAATATTGTAGGTGGTTTAATTTAAATTCGGCATAGTTTTTGTTATATAAAAACATTATGAAAAAGGTTATAGGATACGCGGTAATCATTCTGCCGATTCTCGTGGTTGCTGACAAATGGCAAGTATGGGACGGAGGAGTCGGAGCGTTAATACTCTCGCTTATCGCTTTGTTAAATTGTTTAATATGGGGAGAACATTGTAATGAATGCAAGAAGAAGGAAAGAACTGATGAAGATCAGTGACAAGTTAATGGAGATTCAAGCGGAACTCCAGTACATTAATGAGGAAGAGCAGGAGGCGTATGACAACACGCCTGAAAGTCTGCAAGAGACGGATAGATATGCAGAGAGCGAAGATGCTCTCTCAGCCATGGATGATGCAGACGGAGCCATTCAAGAGGCTATTGATTATTTGAGCGATTGGATAGGATGATGACAGCGGTTTTGACATATGAAGGATACGCCCTTTATGAATGGGGGCGCGGATGGAAGAGCCTTATTGATGACGAATGGATTCGGTTCGATACGGCAGGTCAATGGGTTCAATATATAAACAACAAAAAAAGAAAGTAAAATGGGAAGGATTTACAGAAAAGTTATTGCAATCAATGAGCAGACGGGGGAACGCAGAGAGTTCTCTGGTATTTATCAAGCGGCGAAGGCTTTGGGGACATCTACCCCTAGTGTAAGCATCAGCCTTGCCATGGGCACGGCAGTAAAGGGATGGAAAGTATATGATACACCGGAGATGATGCGTCAGCGTATTGAGGAAATCAAGGAACAGATAAAGATAGTAGAAAATGAAAACTAAAGACCAACTTGTCAGTCTCGGCCTGACGGAAATGAAAGCCGACGAAGTTATGATGCTTGAGAGCAAGATGCTGGATCAGGCTGTGAAGTTCAGTTTTACCAAGAAGGATGGCTCCGTAAGGGAGGCGGTCGGAACGCTTGACCGCAGCAAGATGGTGCAGGAGGACGGCAGCTTGTGGGAGCCGAAGGGCGAAGCCGAGCCGGACGTGCCCTCACTGCTGAAGTTCTGGGATTTGACTTGCTCGGCATGGCGGTGCTTTTCAGTCGGTAGTCTTATAGCGGTGGAGGGGTAGGAGATGTTTATAGCGGATGGACTAGCATACATAGATATGCCGCTGACTGTTGGTCAGCTTGAGGAAATCCTCTCGACTGTTAAGGATAAAAAGACGCTGGTGCGTGTAAACGACGAGACTTGCGCAGACATCGAGATTACCGCAGTAGCACTTCCTGGACTCAAGGTATCCATATACATCAACGGAAAAATTGTGGAGGCATAATTATGGAGCAAAACTACATTCTTGCGAAAGATGTAAAATCTATGACTTTCGCCCCATTCTCCTGTCCGGCATTCATCAGCCAAAAGGGCGTTGGGCCGATGAGGATACTCGGTTTTTTACTCGTGTGCGGAGAGAAATATGATGATAACTGCGACCAGATAGGCAGCATACCTGTTATCGACAGTGGTATTGTCTGGTCCAGTATGGACGGGAATAATATCGGCGTTAATGTATTCTATCCTCCACTAAAAAGGGGGAGCGTCTGGTACAAGAATATTCTCAATGACTTCCTTGCCGACGAGGGTAATGGTGACGAGAATTGTTTCGTTGAGGTATGCAATAGAATAGGATTAACAATTATAGATTAGTTATGGCACTCAGAGTAAGTTACAAGAACCGCATCGGTTACTACACGAAGACCGAGAAATGGCCGGATGAGCCTGAAAAGAAATTCAAGAACTGGATGTGTCACGCCAATGTTGACTTGTGGGCGGACATGTACTTCTACACGGCGAAGGAAGACTACGATGATTTCGGCACGAAGGTGAAAAAGGGAGACAAGCGTGTTCAGCTCATCGGATTCTGGTGCGACCTTGGCCACCTCAAGCGTGCCATGAAGGATGACTGTTACCGTGGCGCGGATGATTTCCACTTCTTCGCAGACCAGATGGACGCAGATATTTGGAAGGCCGTCAAAATCCTCGTGAATGCGGGCAAGAAAGTCACTATCGTCAAATCACAATCGAAAAAGAAATAAGACTATGACACATTGGTATGTAGTAGATGACGGGGGTGTCTACAATGTTTTTTCCTCCGACATGTTCGATAGTAAGGGAAGATATATAGAGAACAAAGCAATGATGTTCAATGATCTTGATATCGTAGCGGGCTTCACTTCTATGGAAGAGGCTTTTGATTACGCGGATAAACTTAATTATTAGGCACGATTATTGTAAAAAACTATGATTATGAAGCAGATTAGACAAAGGATGGCGGATATTCTCCGCGAATTGCAAGAAATTCAATCGTGGGCGATGGAACATAGTATTTATACGTTCAATGTGGGCACACGAGTATATCCCCTCGAGGACGAGGGAGAAGGCGAAGAGGGCCTTATAAGAGATTATGGCGACACGGAGGAGAGGTTTGTTGACGTAGTTGTTTTTAAGACTGGAGACGACAGTGATGAAGATTATCTCTCGACAAAATTCACGCAAGACGACACGTCAATAAAAATATACCAAAAAATTAACGAGATAAAAGCGTTCATCGGTTATGTATAATATTGCGTTTTACGAGAACGGACAGTTCTGCACAAATATTGGGGGACCTATACCCACGCTTATTGAGGCGATTAAGCAAATAGAGGAACTCGCCAAAAGATTAGACACAAAAGGTGTCTCAGGTTATTACGGGTATCAGTATAATCGCATAAATACCCCTTGTGCTATCCTTGTGACAGACCGATGGGGGTTGCCTATTAAAGAGGAGGAGTGAAATGTTTATAATCGTATATATTCTCTGTGGGCTGTCATTCATCCCCGAGTTGTTTAACGAAAAGAGATAATAAAATGTTTTTTGTAATTATGTTTTTCGCATATCTCGATGATATGCTTGCTCATAGAGATGGGTAATAAGTTTGCTACATATATTCGTGTTAGTACACGCAAGCAAGGCTCGAGCGGATTGGGTCTTGCAGCACAGCAAAGCATGTGTGACGAATACGTTTCTCGCCATGGTGGCATTATTTTGGAGCGGTTTCAAGACGTGGAGTCAGGAACGCACCGAGACCGCCCGGGTTTGTGGGCCGCTATTGATTACTGTAAGGCTCATAGCACTCTTTATGATCAATGTACTCTTGTTATCGCTAAGTTGGATAGGCTCGCAAGAGATGTCGAGTTCACCTTCAGGATAGTGAATACGGGAATACAAATTGTGTTCGTCGACATGCCTCAGATGAATACGCTTTTGCTCGGTATCTTTGCGGCTGTGGCGCAATATGAGAGGGAGCTATGTTCTAATCGTACTAAGTCATCCCTTAAGGAGATAAAAGAGGATATTGCAAAGCAAGGTGGTCATATGACTCCCGAGGGGAAATGGGTAAAAGCCCTCGGGGCTCCTAAAGGTCATGATTGGGGCGCTATCGCTGGAGAGGCTGCGGGATTGAGCCATCACAGGAAGGCGCAAGATTGGCGGGCTTCATCCGCCCTATATATAATGGTCGAAAACAGAATAAGGAAAGGCATACCAAGGAAGGATATTCTTGCAGAGGCTCAAGACCTATATAAAAAGAACCCTGCTCTGTACGGGACAAGGAATGGCAAACCCCTCTGTGAAGGAACCCTTTCTCGATGGATAAAAGAAATTAGATTATGAAACAATTCGATGTTTATTGTGCGGATTATCGTGAAGGGTATTATGAAGATCCGAAGTGCCCTTGGGAATGGCGAGGATCCGGATGCTATGATATATCGGTATATTCGGTAGATTTGTTTAAACTAGAGGTTTATGCCAATAGTGAAGAGCAGATTGCCGACGTGGTAAAAAAATGGAGTGACGCACAAAAGGACTTAGGCTATTTTGATGTCTTGTGGTCCGAGGTCTCTGACGATAGTTTTACCGATGAGGATTTTGATGATGACACACCTTTTGTCGATGGGGTTTATTGGCGAGAAGAAGTTCTTGGCCCGTCCGAAGAAGAGGAAGATGATATTCTCTCAGTCTTTTCTAAGGAGCAGATAAAGAACTATCTTAAGGGAGCGACACTTTATAGATAAAGCCAATGAATAGGAGCAATAACCTCTGCCTTAAGTGCAGATTATATATACTAGGGAAATGTAGATGGATTCCTGGAGAATACTGTTTGGTAACAAGAAGTAGATGAACAAAATGACTGAACAAGATAAACAATTATTGCTCAAAGATTTATGTGCAAGATTACCATATGGGGTGAAAATCAATATATATGATGACTATTTGGGAACAACGAAAGATGAGGAACTTAATGTATTTCATCTCGACAGCACCTACAGTATCGAATATAGAAAGTTACGGCCTTATCTTCGTCCAATGAGTTCTATGACTAAGGAAGAGAAAAAGAAAATGCAGGCACTCTATCATGAAAATACACAAAATGTATTCAAAGACCCTGACGAGATAAGAGCATATAGATTTTATGATATAAGTGTTGTTGACTGGCTTAATGAACATCATTTTGACTATCGTAATCTTATAGAAAAAGGTCTTGCTATTGTTGCTCCAGAGGACATGTACAAAACTGAATAAGATATATGACATCAGAAACAATAAACATGGAAATTGGATACGAGGATAATGGAAATATCATCTTCGTTGAAATAGATAAAGATAAGATTCAACTAGTAAGAAAAGCACTCGCTTATCTTTATAAACAAGAACAAGAGGAAAAGAAGAAGTTAAGAGCTCTTGAATCAACCTGTCGCAATTGCAAATTCTCAAACCAGAGAGACCACTATGACAGAACACTTACTTGCAGTGAAAGAATAGTAAATAAATACTATCACAAAGTCGTTAGACCATCAGAAACTTGTGATTTATTTAAAAGAAAAGAAGAAAATGAGTGAACCAATTACTGAGGACTTTGTTTCATTTGAAACAGCTAAACTTTTAAAGGAGAAGGGATTTGATGAACGAGTAAAATCCTACTACACTGAATCGGGTTTAGAAGGATATATGCTTGCATTGAAAGCAACTAAAAATACGGAATTGGGCAGTGGGTTTATTGCTTGTCCAACTCTTCAAATGGCAATGAAGTGGTTGAGGGAAGTTCATAAGATTTTTATCGACGTTGATTTTGATACAATAGAGTTTGGAGATGAGCCTTACTACACCATAATTACAGATATGAGTACATGTAGTTATATTACAGGACGGCCTGCTTTAGGCTATAAGACTTACGAAGAAGCTGCTGAATCTGCCATTAAATATTGTTTGGAAAATTTGGTTTAGGATATGAAAAGAAATTGTATTAATTGTGCATTTTGTGAAAGGTTTAAGTATTCTTCGGAAGATAAGACAGAAATGATGCGTTGTTGGGAAGAACCAGGTGTTTGTGACCACGCTTTTGTTCAATCTATGAGTGATGCTGAAGATTATGTTTGTGACGAGCATCGCACAAAAGAAGAAAGAGAAAAAGAGCTATTTGAAAAGGCGAAAAATTCTTACATATGGTGCAATCAACGCCTTAGAGAACTAGAAGAAAAATATCCCTCTTTAAAAGATTTGGTTTAGAATATGGAAAAGGAATTATATCCGGTATTTTGTGTCGATGTTTGTTTTACTTCATACGCTATGGACTACAAACTTATCGGTGCAAAGAGTCGTAAAGACCTTATTGAGAACTTTGATTGGGCTGACGGAAACATTGATATTTTTGATGAAGCCTTTACTTTTGAAGAAGCAATGGACCATATGAAGGTAGAGGATTTACGTATTCAGCAAATCGAAGGACTTTACACAGATACTCCTTATAAGGTATTAGACAGTTATTCATATTATGAGTAAGAAACGAATTGTTAAAGAAACTCTTGCTGATGGAACAGTTCAGTATCGTGTAGAAGTGTTCCTGAAACCATTATTCTTTTTGAAAGGTTATTGGCAAACAGATACATATTTTTACCCATTTGGTAACGGTGTAAACCTTGAAGCAGTCTTTGACACTCTTGAAGAAGCCGAGGAATATGTGTTTGGATATCCAAAATCAAAAGAAGTTGTTAAACGAGAAATACTGAATTATGAACGATGTAGAACAGCAGGTTTTTGACTTAATCGATCACGACTATAGCAACACAACATTTGCTACCCGTTTGTATGAATTATTCTGTAAGCAGGATGAAGCAGTCAAACAATATATTAAGGTAGGAAGGAAGTTCTGGCACTATGATAATAAGAAAATGTGCTGGAGAAAACTCACAGTAACATACACTCGTGCTAATGTTATGTTCTTTACCTTTGATGATGAACCGGAGGCAGAACACGCTTGGTTTATGGGGAGTATGAATTGTCTTTGTTTACATGCAGCTGAGATACATCCATATGAAATCAGTGAAATCCTACGCGAGTGGTATCCTGACAATGATTTTGCTGAAATATGCAAGTATTGTAATTGGGATGACTGTTGTGGACAAATAACAGTTGAGGTAATTTGGGACTAATTAGATGAAAAGATATGATAGCAAACAATGAAGAATTAAATGAACAATTTGCTACAATTCCAACAGAGTACAGCGATGAGATAAAAGCGAATAAAGTTCTTTTCGCAGTATTTGATGCTGGATATAAGTCTTGTGTAAAGGAAGCACTTGATTGGCTAAGAAAAAGAGGCGATGATTATGTGTGGTTCCTTGAAGAAGACGGTGGATTAACGGAAGATATGTATGAAGACTTGGAACGGTATTTAAACGGTAGGTTAGAAGTTAACGACTTATAACTATAGAAGTCTAAAGTCTACGAAGAGACATGTAAAGACATTATTAAATATTTATTAGATATGATACCTTTAATGTTAGTATTGGGTTTTGTATTTATTCTCAGTATAGGAGCTATAATTACTTCTTGTGGAGTGTCAGATATAGCATGTGAAGGCTTAGATATAAAGAACATAATAATGGTGTTGGTTGGAATAGGAATAATCGTTATTGCTGGTTTCTGCTTAATTAAATCAAGTAAGTGGTATTACGAAAAAGAAAGTCCTAAAACAGAGATTGTTACCTCTGTTCCTGCACAGATTGATACTATTATTACTATAAGAAATAGTGTCTCTGACACTTCTTACATTTATAAGTTTAATCCTAACAAAAAATAAGTATGACTGATAAAGAAAAGGCAAAAGCCTACGATGAGGCCCTTGCATTAGCAAAACGATTGATAAGTAACAACTGTACCGAAGTGGAAAAACTCTGCCTTAAATGTGTATTCCCCGAACTTAAGGAGAGCGAGGACGAAAAGATAAGGAAAGAGATTATAGAATACTTTGAGCATTATAGCGGTGGTGATAATGTTAGTATCAAATTTCCAAAATGGATTGCTTATCTCAAAAAGCAGAAAGATGCAAGTAAAGCAATAGAGGCTGTTGAAAAGATTGACAAGTACATTGACGAGCATCTTGCTAATGCACATGATATGAAGGATTCCAACCCAGATAAGAAATATTATCGTGGATTGGACGATGCTCTTGGCAAAATGTCCGGAATATTGCAAGATGTTTATTCCGGAGAAAAGCAGAAAGAGCAGAAGCCAATAGTTACTCACGGCGAAACATATCATGTGGATACATTAGGCACACAACAGGTGATTGCTGGTAAGATGCCACAGAAATCTACAGAGTGGAGTAAGGAAGATGAAAGAATCTTGAAGGGAATTATTGGTCTTATTGACCACGACCAGCACTACGGTGTAAGCAATAATGAAATGATTTCTTGGCTCAAATCCCTTCGTCCCCAGCAAAAAGTTGAGTGGTGTGATGAGGATGCAGATATGCTTAATTGCTGTATTTCCTCTATTGAAGAAGCAAAGGAGAATCGGTACGCTTATAAGGAAACGGACGGAGATACTTCGTATGACAGAGAAATTGACTGGCTCAAATCCCTCAGACCCTCTTGGAAGCCAAGCGAGAAGCAGATGCGCTACTTGTTGGCGGTTATAAATGACCCGAATAATATCGGTGCCGAATCTTGCTATCTGACTATTAAATCTCTTTACAACGACTTAAAGAAACTAACATAAGCCATAGGGTGCGAACTTGTCGGCAAACAAGGAATCCTTACAACTAGTCAGTAAGGAGTCGCACCCTTTTAAATTTATTCTATATGACAAGAAATGAAATAGAGTTGGCCTGCGATTTAGCTTGGCAGAAGAAATTCATCGAACTCATCGGGCACAAGATTGGGGATGAAGTGGAATGTACTTTTTTCCCGAATAGTGGTAATTCCAAGAGCTCGTATGTGTGCTCAGTTATAGATAAAGGTATTATCGTGGAAACAGATAAAGGCATATTCGTTAAGAGCAACAAACAGTACGATAAATCTTACGAAGTAAGAAGATATCCAAATAGTTCTACAAGTCTTAGTACCTACTGGGCCTATCGAAAGGAAAATCTCCTGTCTCATGTTAGATATATTAAACAATAATTGATTTTAAGATGAAATACATTGACGCAGAAAAATTGACAAAGGCCATTGAGGACAAAGGTCTTGACTGTTCCTTCGCATTGAAGATGGAACGACTTGATACTCTCGCTCTTATTGACGAACTCCAGCAGGAGCAGCCTTCTCTTCCCTCCAATCTTGACAAGGCAGCAGAAGAATATGCTGATTACAATTCTCGAAGGTGGCAAGAGGACGGGGATATTTATTATGACCATAGCAAAATAATGGATGCTTTCAAAGCCGGAGCAAAATGGATGGCTAAGCAAGGAGTGTATGCATATTGTATAGAATCCTCTAATCCTGTAAGTGAAAGTCCAGATAAAAAATATCATTCTATTACACTTACCTACGAGGAAAATGAGAATACTCCTTATGTGCGTGCTGGTGATAGAGTAAAAGTAATCTTACGAAAGATATAATAATCTAACGAAAGCCTAAAAGAGAAAGAAGATGAAACAATACGTGATAGTCTATAATGATTGCGCTGGTTCCCACATACTAATGTCTGGTAAAACTCCTATAAACCGAAAGAGTGCAATCAGAATATATAACGACTTAACAAGGAGGAATCTCAGAAGCGGATGGGGCTGGTACACAATTGAAGAATTCAAAGGAACTTTTAATAAAGTAACAGTATGAAAATACCGTTTAATGTAAAATATAGACCACAGATTGAAAGTGGTGAGTATAGGGTGGAAACCAAAGATGGAAAACAAGTCAGAATTGTTTCTTGGGATAAAAATGGGTTTGAATGCAAAGAAATTGTTGCTCTTGTGACAAATGCAACAGGGACGGAGAGTTATACGATTGATGGTCTCTTACGCTCTAATTCTTGTCAGAAGAATATGAACCTTTTCATTGTCACACCAGAGGAAGAACTAAGTGTATTTGAAGAAGGACTTAACACATTCTTATTTGACTTCGTACATACAACAGTAGATGAAGACCCTATTAAATATGTCAAAAAGAATTCAAATGTTCTCCTTTCCTTTGCCCGCCAGCAATTCTTTAAAGATGGCTATGTTATAGAAAAGAAAGCCTTTCACGATACGGTAAAGAAAGTTGACCCTAAAGTGATGAAAGAGGTATTTGAGAATATAGATAATACAGAGCGAACAGAGTTTGAGCAAGAATTGGTGAACTTCTTTAATGAAGGTAATGCAATTCTGCCAGACAAAGATGGTGTGTACAATAAGCGTGATTGTGATGAATTTTTGCACAAAAGTGCAAATAAACTTCTCGCTATTGCAGAAAAAGAACTATCTGCAAAGTATAAGGTTTCCAGTGACATGAATGGCTTTGCTTACGGAAAGGGATACGAGGATGGAAAGAAAGAAGCAGAAGGAAATCTTACTGAACAAATAGCCAAACTCATTAAAGATTTTGAGGCACACGTCAAAAATAGCAAGACCTTACTTTCTGTTGCATTTAATGAGGGGAAGAAAGAAGCACAAGAGGACATGAAAGAAGCTCTTCGCATTGAATATGAGAGAGGCAAAGCTGATGCATTGAAGGACTTACCTAGATGGAAGAGACTTACCCCAAACACTAATGACCCTCTTTCAGAGCAACAACTCTCTAAAGAACTCGAAAACAGTGTGTTAAGGATAGATGCTGGTGGTTATTGGTGGGTAATAAATCGCGAAGAATTAAACAAACTGCCAAAGGATTGGGTAGATTTTTCTAAATGTGTATAACTAAAAACAAGAAAGAAATCATAATGAAACCTATAGATGTTCCAGATGTAGTTTATATTAGTACATATGGTTCCTATGAGCCTTGGTCAGAAAGGAAAGAGGACGAGTCTGATGTATGCTACCTTAAAGCAGAAACTCTGATTAACGAAATTAATCGTGACCTTAAAGCCCTTCAAGAAGTAGAACATCTTTCAAGCTTTGAAGTTGAGAAAGCATGGAATAGAGGTTATGCTAGAGCTAAGGAGGAAATACTTGAATTTATTCAGGGAATCATAGAAAAGGAAAATGGAAAGAAATGACACTCATCTAACAATAAAAGACATTGAACTCTTGCACACATTTCTTTATGCTGTAAAGAATAATAAACAGGAAATGTTCACCTTTACAAGACTTTCTGATGAGCAGTATGAAGAAGTCTTAAAAAGATTCAAGGAGGCAAGGAAATGATACTGAATAACTACAAAATAACGGAAGAACCAGAAGAGGGAATCTGGGTCAGCAAAAAGGAATTAGAACTACTTCACCAGCATTATAGCAGAGTTGCAGATAAACACAAAAGGGCTTGGACTAATGATTCTGACGGAGGGTTTAAGTTCCCTTTTTACCTTGGGAAATGTGAACTGATAATAGACATACTTAAACACTTTGACAAGTTAGAGGGAGAATAATATGAACAAAGAATTAGCAAAGACCCTTGCAACTGCCCTTGTGCAGTTCACTTAAGCTAATCCAAGAAATTATAAAAAAGGAGAATGCTAAATGACAGACGCTGAGATTATAGCTGAACTATTCGGTAGTCCTTGCAATTATTGTCCTATTGATGAAGAGATGCACATAAATTATGATTGTGAAAATTTCTGCGGTAGTGATGAACAAACAGATGCAAAGTGCTGGCAGATGTATTTTGACCTAAAGAGGAAGGAACATAAGAAATGACCCTTAACCAGCTAATTCAAAAGGCTCAGAACCTTAGTTTCCAACTCTCGTTAGGAGATATTCCTCTATATGATGACATAAGCATAGAGATTCAAGATATAGAGTTTGAGGTAATCACCGATGATGGCGATCCTTATGTTCAAATGACTGTTATTTAAAAGTATGAAAGAAGAACTCACATGGCAAGACATGAAAGACATCATCGCTGCGGAAGGTTCCATATATGACCAATTCGATGGTGATTCAGAAAAGATACTCGAAGCCTATCCAACAGAGGTGGCTTTCTACTCGGAAGTTCTAAAAAGATATAATAAAACAAAGGAGGAAAAATGAAATACGAAAAGATTCCAAGCAAGTATCAAGTAGGCGGACAAGAAATGGAAGTCCGCATGGTAGAGAGGTGCGATGACAACATGATTGGCTCATGCCTTGTCGCTTCTGGGTACATTGAAATAGCCGAAAAGCATAGTAAAGATTATAACCAATCTGAAACGAGCAAGGTTAATACGTTCTATCACGAACTGACACACTCAATCTTAAGAACGATGGGAGAAACAGAATTGAATGACAATGAAAAGTTTGTCTGTACTTTCTCCTCGTTCCTTACCGAGGCTATGAAGAACGCTTATTTCAGAGAAGAAGAATAATCGGCGGCATAAATTAACCGAATAGTTGACAACTACAATCTTTAATCTCACTAGCCAGTCCAGATGGGGAGCTATTCCCGCCGGGCTCCCCAGAAGGACAATTTCTAATCAATATGAAAGTAACAGACTATATCGTTATCCCTCCAGATGTTCTTGCATATGACAAGTACAAACTTGCATGGGAGAAGGGAGGAATAATCCTTTCAGAACCAGAAACCCCATACAAGGGAGTATCCTATGTTATGATGGCCTGCGGAGTACTCGTAGACCGCTCGTTCAAGAAACTTGGCCTTCCTATCGGACAACTCAGAGTGATTGAGAAAAGGCATCCTGACAAAGCGGAAGCCTACGAGGTAGCCAAGAGGTTAGTTAATGTGAAAAAACTTCTTACACGCAAAGGAAATGACTAAAGAACAAGTGAGAAAACCGAGAGTGACTTTCCCCTCTGGGAAGTTCCTCAATGCAGCCGATATAAAGGTCAATCTGATGCACCTTGTAGCAAGGGCGCTGGATATACTAGTCACAGATACCGTCAACACTTTGAGAGACGGAGGATATGAGTGGCAGAGAGAATCGAAGCAAGCCTTCAAGAGATATGTCAAGTGCGTTGACGATTCCTGCTACTGGTTCCAGAAAGCAATCGAGGACGAAGTTGACTATGCTGTTGAACACAGTGGAGAAGGATGGGAGCTGTATGACTCCTATCTCGAAGATGCTAACGAGATAGTAAGGCTCCTTCTTCTCTACATGGACAGGTCGCACGACCTTTCCAACAGAGATAAGATATTCCGCTTTATCAGAGAGATACCCGAGCAGGGGCTGTTCACGGACGAAGAAGTAGACAGATTTAGAATGAAGAAACTATGACAATAGAGGAAGCAGTAGCAATTCTCCGCAAGCATAACGAATGGCGGAGATATAACGGGCCAATAGGAGAAGGGCCTCAGATGACAGACCCAAAGATCCTCGGAGAAGCCATAGACACAGTATGTGATACATTGGAACGAATAATTAGCCAAGATAAACTATGACAAAGGAGTATGCTGACTATTAAATATTAATTACTATGAATTTTGGGAAAGTATTTCGAACAGCAAGAGAAGAAAGAGGAGAAACTCAGAGAGCCTTCGCCTCAAAATTAGGTTTAACCCCAACCTCTTTATGGAAAATTGAATATGGTAGGGTAAAGCCGAATCAGAATACTATCTCTCGTTTCCACAAAGAGACGGGTATCCCGATAGCGAAAATCTATATTGACGCCATCGAACCTCAAGACTACGAATAAAAAAAGCCCCGATAGGAACCGCAATAACCTATCAGGGCTTTTACCGACTTAATCGTGTCGGTTGCAATGAGGGCAAGATAGTTGACAAACTATGTCGCTGATTTGAATCGTAATGTCGCCGATGATATATGCAACATCCTCTGACATTGGGTCAATTCCATCCGCTCCGCAGATATGCTGTGCGACATGGGCGATTTCATGGACGGTCGTATTCAGTACTTCCGGCCCGTTACTCGCCATCCCAACGGCAGCAACACTGCGCCGTGCCGAGGATTGGCTGAAGCAGAAGCCCTCGTTCAAGCGGCCCGCACACACGTTCTCTGACACTTGTGAAATGATAGAATCGGGAGCCTCCGCCCAGAGAAGGGCGTCGTAGATACTCTCCACATCATACTTGTCGAAGGAGAATAAAAACAAAATCGTCCAATTATGTATGCGAACTTTGCGAGTTATCATTGTTTTTCTTATCTTTGTAGAGCGGATAGGACGGGAGTAGCTACCCTCCGAAAAGCGAAGCTGATGCGCCTGCCGCTCTTTATTTTTCATCAGCTAACTCATAAATCATCAGCGATATGTTGCCGTATCAAAATCTGTCTCTTGAAGACATGCCCGGCGAAATCTGGAAGGATATTCCAGGATGGGGTAATCATTATCAATCTTCAAATCTAGGAAGAATAAAGAGTTCGGCAGAGCTTAATTCTCGCGGTTACCGCATCTATCCACACATAATGCGCCAAGGCTTCAATCAAAAGGGGTATCTAGTCGTTCATCTTTATTACAAAGGAAAACGCCTTTGTACTTCCGTTGGTCGGTTAGTTTTAATGGCGTTCGAAAGTAATCCCGAGAATAAACCGTGCGTGGACCACATCGATACAAATAAAACTAACAATCGAATAGAAAACTTAAGATGGGTAACATTTAGCGAAAACATGAGCAATCCCCTAACTATTAGTAGGCGTTCCGGAATGCCATGGCTGAAAGGTTGCAGCAACAATCAATCTAAAAGTCATCATAGAAAAACAAAGCCCGTTGTCGGCATAAACCCTGACAGTCTTGAAATCCGAGAGTACGCTTCTATGAAAGATACCGCCATTGACGGATTCAGACCAAAGCAAGTCTCTTCTGTTTGTTCTGGTGTCCACCAAAGAACAATGGGATGGAGATTCTTTTATGCCGACGACCCAAAACTTACAGCATACTTGTCCAGTCTACGGGAATTCCAAGAGCATTGAGTTTCGTAAGGAATTCGTCGAAGGCCATTGTGTCGTAGCCGTCCTTGTCTGTGAAGAACTCCTTGACCGCCATAGCAAGGTGAGCCTCGTCGGGGATTGATCCTCCGAGAGAGTCCGTCTTTTTTCGCATAAACACGAAAGGTACATCGTAGCCAAGGTCTTTTTCGATCTCGACATTGTTCCGTTTCAGTATTTCCTTCACGGACTCTTTTGTCATCGGGTCCACCTTGTTGCCGTTTTTATCCCGCATCATGCTTACAGCCCAAACATACATGGGCTTAGAGAAGTGGTAGTCATTGAAAGATAGGTATTCTCGCATTCCGTCCGGGAGTCTGTCGTATGAGTCTAATCTTGCCATATTTTTGATTTTTAATTAAAGGGGCGGGGAAACCCGCCCCAAGTTCTACTAACGGAAGCGACCTCTCGAATCGCGCATACGACGCTCATTCATCATGTCGTCATCATCCCAGTCGCGGCGGCCATAAGAGCCGCGCATACCGTAGCGCTCTCCGTACTGTTCGCGCATTTCCTCTGCGAGTTCACAAACTCGTTCGAGTCCTTCTTTAGCCATATCCATTGCCTCATAGAACTCATCGGAGTCCGATTTGCGGCCATAGTTGCCGCTTCTCATACTGATTACTCGGTAAGACATTTGTTATTCCTCCTTTTTCTTGCCTAACGACTTAGAGAGCATTCCCGTAAGTGCCGCGATCTGCTCGCTCATCCCCGATAATTGTTCTTTGAGAGTCGCTATCTCTTGGGCTTGTTCTTGCTCCTTACGGAGTTGGGGGTTCAAGTCGAAGAGAAGTTTGTCACAAGACGCAATCACATTTTTGTGAGCATCGACTTGTTGGAGAGCAGAAACACTTGCGCTTTTTATCGCGTTAACCTCATTTATAATCCCATCTCTTGTTTCGCTGATAAGGACGCCTTTTTCGGGGAATTCGGCTATTGAAGAATTAAGAGGTATTCTCTCATAATTTTCGATCTTGCCGTCTACCTCAATGGCTATATTTACAGCGAGATTGTTTCCCGGCATCAGCGGTTGTTGCTGATATCCGATATTAGGATACTGGTTGCTCACTTGAGAAACCTTCGCTACCGCAAATCGCGGTTCGTTCTTGTAAAGAACATATACGGGAGTGCCCGGTCTAAGTGCTGAAAGCATTTTGTTAAAAATTTAGTTATTAGATTGTTGTATTGAGAAGCTGGAGGGTGTCAGCAAGTCTGTCGTAGTACAGCAAGTAGACACCCGGCCCGGGGATGTCGGCAACCGTCCAGTTTGCTCCTCCAGCGAGCGTAACGTTGCTCGTTCCGCCGCCCATAGAGAACCGAATCGGAAGCGTAGTAGTAGTCCCTTCGGGGATTTCCTCGGAAAGATACACGAGGATAAGCCCACGGAACGGTCTGCGGTCCCAGTCAGGGTTGAACTTAAAGTCAACCGAGGTATCCGTTACAAGTACGGAACGGGACTGGATTGTCGGCAAACCGTTGATGTTTACATATTGAAATGGGAATCTTGCCATTGTCAAATCTTTTTAGTAAATTTGCAAAAGGGAATAGGTAGGAGTAATTAACCTACTGACAAGGAGTTTTCCAAGTTCTCTTTTCCCTTTCTATTACTAACTTGGCTCACATAAAAACTGGATTATATGACTAATCAAGAATTCATTGAGTCTATCAGGCTCGAAGGGGAAGAGTGGAGAGATGTAAGAAACGCAGAAGGTCTATATGTGGTATCTTCGTTCGGTAGGATTTTCTCTTTAGAAAGAAAAATCAAAAAATCAAACGGCGTCTTGCAGTCCTTCGCCCCGCATATTCTTAATGGAGAATACAATCGGGATGGATATCGGATGGTTTACGTCAATTACGGAGAAAAGCGCAGGCTAGTTGCGGTACATCGGCTCGTCGCAGAGGCGTTCATACCCAATCCACAAAATCTATCTCATGTCGACCATATCGATAGGAATCGCAGAAACAATAATGCAAGCAACTTGAGGTGGGTTACGTGTTCAGAAAACCTACGGAATAGAGAGCCGCACCCGGTTGCGAGAATATTAAACGGTAAGATTGATAGAGTTTACCCATTCCTTTTCTCTGTTGAGGCCGATGGCTTTTCAGCGCAATTGGTTTCACACTGTTGCCTTGGAAGAAGGAAAACGCACAAAGGATACCAATGGAAATACCTTTCCGCTACACCTTGTCAGTATGTCAAAGAACTCTTCTACTCCCGGGATTGACTAACCCCAGTAGCTGCCATTGCCCCAACCTGGGCCATAGCCGAAGCCGTTGAATCCGTTGTAAAACCCGCCAATGTTCGGGGTCGCCGAAACTGCGACCAAATTGGGGTAATTTACTGTTGCTGTGCTTGGAAGTTTACACTGTATGTCATTCACCTCCTTCGCGATAGGAGCGAGCATCGCAGACAGAGCGTTCGTCTGACGAGCGTTGTCTGCCTCGTTGCGCAACTGGGTAATGATATCGCCTTGGCGAGTGATGGTCTGCTGCATCTCGCGCTTCTCGGCGGCACAGAACTGGTCAATCATCGTGGACTTGAGGTCGGCGATGGCGCCGGCGAGAGTCTCGGTCTGACGGAGTGTTGCGAGCTGGTTCTCGTAGCCTTGGGAGGTGACGAGCTGCTTCATCTCGCAACAGCACGAACACAAGTTTGCGGCGAGGCTTGCATCGCCTTGCTGTATCGCGTTGACAATCTGCTGTGCGGAAAGTCCAGTCTGACCCGCAATCTGTGTGAGACCGTTCTGAATTGTCGAGAGATTGCTCTTGACGGTGTTGACATCGCTATTAAGAGTGGTAGCAAGAAGCCTGATGTCGGAATCAGAACCGTCAATCGCACGAAGGATGGTCTCCGCATTGGTGTTTGCTGTTGCTTGTGCTCCGAGAGAAGCCGCTGCTGCGCCACCTCCGTTTCCGCCCCATCCGAAGAGCCCGTTGTTGCCAAGACCTCCCCAAATAAGACCGCCAAGGAGACCGCCAAGGATGCCTGCACCAAAGCCTGATCCTCCAAAGAATCCTCCATTATTGTAGCCATAACCGTTGTTGTAGCCGAGCCCATTTAGCGCGAGCACGGCAGGGATGTTACCCCAACCATTATTTTGGTTGTCGGGCATAATGATTGTTTTTTCGTCAGCCATTGTTGATAAAGCATTAAAAGGTTAAAATCGCTCGATAGATATCTATCAACAATGCAAAGTTGACAAACAAAAAGCCCACCGCATAGCGATGGGCGAAGTTATCATAGGTGGCTGATTATTAACGTTTTGTCCGCCAATTAGTAGGGGCTCTTTTTAGAAAAGCCTTAAACCGATATAAAACAATATTCCGTTTCGGCTTTTCTGCGACATTTCTTTTTATAATGCCGTTAACCGCATCCTTAGATTTGCCAAAATAATCGGCGATGTCTCCTATCGTTCCATAAACATCCAAATTGGCTTCAAGTGCTTTCGATGCATCATTTATCTCTGCCATAGTACAAAGATTGTTGTCTACCTTGTATTTGTAATAGCCGAGAATCTCAGATAAATATTGTTTAGCGTCCATTGGTAAAGAAAACTTTATAAGCGGCGACGAGAAGCAAAAGGCACATCGCCGACATGATTAATATAGAAACTTTTGCTATCGAGCACGAGAAAGTAACCAAAGAGCCATCAAGTATGACTAACATTTGGGGAATAAGAGGTAAAGCACAAGCAATCTTGTGCCATATACAAAGCCTCAACGCTTTCGATAAAATCAAAAAAGCAAAAATGGTGGCCGAAGAAGTATAAAAGAGTTCATCAATCACGACAATGACGGACTCATCGGCAAACCAATAGAACGCCATCGACAAAAGATAAATAGCCGTATAGATAAAAGGAATTATCTGTACGGCCAAGGTAACGGCTCGTAATTTGTTAACTAGTTCTTTTAAGTTGAGTCTTTGTTGGTCGCGTCCCTCCATACAAGTGCAGGTTCATTTGTGCACTCGTCCGATATATGGGTTTACCTTGCCGTTTATCGGTAGGAGTGACACGAAGTTTTGCTGTTGCAAGTTTCGTGCCACTCTTCCCTTTGGATACTTTAATTTTAACTTTCATCGTCTTGAAAGGTCATCGGCAGTCCAATTTGCGAGGACATCAATAAAGAAGTCTCGTGCGGGGCTGTTGCATGCTTGAAGAGACTGCAATATCTGTTTCAGCATTGCATTGTTCTCTCTAAGCAAACGCAACATCTCTTGCTCGTCTTTAGGCCATTCTGTTATCATATACCGGGATGCGTTCCTTTTTCTATTTCACGAACACCCACACGAGGAGTCCCACGAGTTTGTATACCCACTCTGGCTTGTCGCATGGATAGTCAAGGTCGCAGTCCTTCGTCTGTTTCCTCTTGAAGTTTATCTTATAGCAGAAGTTATGGACCGCAAGTTCTCTTGAAAGAGAGAGGAAAGACCTTTTCCACACGTCAGAGTCAGGATGGATGCCCTTTATCTGAGCGAGGATTCTAGGAAACTTCTTCTTCTCGATAAGGTAGGAATCGGGAATATGAAGATTGGACTTTGTTATCTTGTACTTTATCATAGGACAGCGATGAGGATTATTACTACTAGAGCTATAAGGTATCCAATAATCCAAGGAAGGTATTTCTTCCATTCTTCAAGGAACTTGGCTCTCCCATACTCTTTCCAGTACTCCTTCTTCTTCTCCTTCCAGTTCTCTCCGTAGATTTGCTGCAACCATTTACGGTTACCATACACCATTCCTACGATAGGATAGGCGATTACTGCGAGGATGAGCAGCACGAACATTATCCCCGCTACCCACTTGATGGCCTCTGCACCAAGAGTCTCTTCAATGATAAGTAAGTTCATATCTTCTATAATAACAATAAATTGTTTTTTCAAAAAGTGAAAGAATACCGGGAAATTTCTCTCCCGGTCTCCTCCTTGGGTTTGTGGTTTACTCAATCACCGCCTCAACGAGGTTGGTGTATACTGCCCTTGCCTCTGCATCCTTGTTCTTGATAGTGATTGTCTGCATTGCTCCGGTGTGATTGTATGCAACCCGGTAAGATCCTGCATTGTCACCATCACACCTGTAATTAGCATAATTGGAATTTGCACCAACATAGATCTCTATCCAGGTCGCATTCGTAAGACTGATTGTTTGAGATGAGCCACTCTCTCCGGTAATCACAATGTCATAGTTTCCACTTTGGAGGAGGAATGTGATTCTCACAGACCTTGCATTGGTGAAATCATTTCCGTTTGAAAATGCGGTGTAGGTTTCACCTGCTGCAATGTTTTTTGTGCCAAGTGGACTATATCTCTGCCTGGGTGTTGCGATTGTGGTTGGAGGGAACGAAGCGTAATATGCATCGGCAGGATTCTGATTGGTCAACATGTTCCCTTTCACTATGTTCTTTGCATATTTGAATGTGGTGAATCCCTCAATCCATCTGGCCGCCCCCCTGTTCTCAATGTAGTTGTCCTTGATGATGTGTCCCTCCGTATTTGCACCAGGGTCAATGATTGATGTTGTTGTATCAGAGGAGACCATGTTTCCCTCAAATATGCAATTTCCGAAAATGGACAACTCAATTGGTCTGCCGGATGCAGGTTTCACATTCTTGAAAACATTGTTTTTGATGATCGCCCGGATATGCTGACCCACACCAATCTTTCCATTGTTGCCTATGTCAATGAAATTGTCATGGATGTATGCCTTGTATCCCTGGAGGAAAGCCATTCCGATGACATTCACCCTGCTGCCAAACCTGGTTGCCCGGCATCCGCACACCTCTACATTCTGATTGATTTCCGGGATGTCCAGGAATCCACCATCATATTCTGCAACAATGTTCCTCAAGGATGCATTGACCAGGAAATTTGAGCCAATGATGGTATTTCCATGAGACCAAATGTTGTATATCTCTGCCTTGTAGGTTGCAAGAGCAAAGACATACATCCCACTCCCGGAGTCAACCTTGTTAATCAAGGAGAGGTCATGGATGCAGATGTTTTCTGTGATTCTGTCGCTTTGGTTTGGCAAAACCCTCAAATCCCGGACAAGGCAGTTGACACCAACAAGGTCATCATTGTCTATGTAGTAGTCAAGCCGGATTGAGGTGTTCTCAACAATCTCCACAATCTTGCCAATCCAATACCTTGGAGGATTCTTTGTGGCGGCGTATACCTCATCCTTGGAGACAAACACAAGGTCTCCAACCTGGAAACCGGAGGTGTCAGAAACAAGGAGAGACCACCTGTCAGATGAAATGGTGCATGCAACAGGAGTGATGTTGAGGAAAGACCCGGTGTTGCTGCCGATGGTAAGACCACCTGTTGAGATGCACACCTTGTTGAATCCCTCCGTGACACCATTCACTATCTTGGACTCCCTGCCAACCCCATACAGGGTCATTCCGGATCTCATGGAGATGGGTTGTGTTGTCGCATATTCTCCTGCAGGGAGGAATATGCAATCATTGTAGGATGCTGCATTCCTCAATGCATCCTTGTCATCCGTCACACCATCAGCCTTTGCACCATACATTTGAGGAGTCACAACAGAATTCCGGAGTCCCCCGGTGCAGGTGCAGTCAATGATGGGATTCCCCTGGATCTCCGTATTGTTGTACACAACAGATCCATTGCTGATGTCACCACCATTGAATTTGAGGGTACATCCTGCAGGGATGTTGACGGAATTTCCACCCAGGTTGAAATGATCCCGGATTTCATAGATAGTATTTTCCTCTGTCACCTGTTCTGCAAAGGTCTTATTCTTCTTGAGTACAAGATAGCCCATTCCATCCGGGTTACTCGAATCGTAAGGTCTGTGGTCGGAGTTATTCGCTAAAGCTGCACCTGAGCGAATTTCAGAGAGGTCTTGGATGGTGTCTTGCTTGCCAGATACGTCTGGGATATCCGAAGTGAGAGCCACAGTTCCTTGTTTGTCGGGGAAAGAGATTACGTGCGATGACTGATTGCTTTCCTTGACTATACCGAACGGCTGAATAACCATCGAAGAACTAGCATTCTTAAACCTTAGCGATGCTCCAGATGCCATGTCCCCTCCGTCAAGATTAAGGTCACTCATATTGGTTGGGACAGTCACGTTTACAGCTTTATTTGAATCGGGAGTGACAGTCGTTCCATTGACCTTGACTGACTCGATTTTATTTTTCTGAGCGTCGGCTTCTATCCCTTCAAGTTTACTCTTATCCTCATTGGTGTAATCGTTAGTCGAGAGACCTTTCCCTTCAATCTCTCGTAACGCACCTGCGTCCCTAATGTCGTGGATAACATCGCCAACTTTTATTTTTTCTATATCCATATCATTAAAGTATTAAAGTTTTATTCTCTACCCTTGCATCACTATCGGATATAATGAGCATCTTGTTAACTGGGTCATAAGTCATTACAACCTTGTCTCCCTTGTCGCCTTTCTCTCCCTTAATATTATGGAAGGCGAAATGGAAATTCTTTGCAGTATCAGGGCCATATGTTACAACTTCCACGGACGGAACGCCTGTCGAGGAATCGACATCCGCTGTCGCTCCCCCAAATCCAGCGGTGGCGTCAACCATTTCTTTTAGCACACCGTTCAGGTTCGTCGCGGAAATTTCCCTTCTCCTGTTCTCATATATCTTTGCATCTATGAGAGCCTTTAGTTCTTCTTTCGTCGCAGCCATTAGTCAAAATCATTATTAAAGTCAGTGCTGAATGAGCCGATATATACAGAGCAGACCAAAGACGCATGCAAGGAAAGATGTTTCGCGGAATCCTTCCCCACAAACGATAGGTGTTCTACGGTGTCCTCAGCAGACCCCGTAAAGTTGCCTTCCACGCGGTAGGCTCGTATTGTCAAGCAACCACTAACCATAGATTTGTAAATCAGTCGTATATCTTGCTACTTCCTTGCGGACGCCATTGGGCCAATCATCGTCTGGGACAAGAGCCGTCGCTTTTACCTTAAGAAATCCAGCCCCGATTTTACTCGTATCCACAAGGGCAAGGTAATTGTGTTCGTCAAGTCTTATCATGTCAGCCTTCTCGACTTTCTCCGCTTTCTTCATTGTGTAGAACTCGCAATAGAAATCATACTCGTCCATCGTCAGCCCATCAATGTCGAAAGAGAGGTTTATCTTAAGCTGTGTATCTTTTACTGGTGCTTGCAGTTGTGCCATATCATATCTTTTTTATCAGTTTAAGTATCGGTTTCCTGAATATGTACGCGAGTGCTATCGTAAGCCCCGCGAGAAGCCACCAAAACGCCCCTATGCGAGCCTTTTGCCACCAAGACAAGGGTTTATCTACATACTCCTTTTCCGAGCGAATCTCGGCTTGTTTTTCGACCTTTACCGTATCGTGTACTATGACCTCGTAAGGGACTTTGATAATCTGCGGTTTGCTCTCTAGCGTGTGTGAGAGGAATCCCCCCGAAACGATTGCATCACTCTTGGCATAAGAGTTCTCAAGATGCGACGATGTGTCACGGGTCACTACCCTCTCCACTTCCTTCTCGATGGTGAAAGTGGTGGTATCGTGGATAACCCTGTCACGGTATTCCGTCTTGGTCTCGGTAACAATCTTCTCCACGATCTTTGGCGAGCAACCCGTCAAGGCGAGGAAGACCACTATCGCTCCTATCACATAGGCGATAGCGACCATTATTCCTCCTCGGAACAAGTCCCTTATGAACTCCTTATCCTTCATTTATTCTACTGACTGAGTAATCGTCCAACCCGATAATCCGAAGTTTATCGTCGCGGCGAAGTAAGCCGCCTCGTAATCCTCATACGGCCCCGTCTGCTCGCCCGATATTGTGCTAACCCAATACATCTTATTTCACTACTATTGTCTTTATCTGCCTTCTCTGACATCCGTTGTTGGAACGGAGGCCAACATGAAGCCAGTATGTCTTTCCTTTGTTCTCTGTTATGAGCTGGTCGAACTGGATGTTTTTCTCCCGAACCCACTTCTTGACGAATTCTGTGAACTCGTTGAACTTCGCTATGTTCCCGCTTATCTGTAAGTCCGCAGCCCATCCCCTCATGTGGACGCTGCTCGTAACACCGCCTACCGCCTTGTTCAGTTTCTCGCACCGATAGCCCGAAGAAACGATGATTGGCTTTCCGTAGGCTATCCGCAGGGGCTGTATGAACTTCTCCACAAGTTCCTCAAGGTGTTCCACCTCCTCGAAGTCAGGGGTGTTGTCTATCCCCCTCCTTTTCGCGGTATCGCTCTTGACGAACTCGGACAAAGTGAAATTCGGGAACCTACTCATGGCTTGTCCTCTTTATGAATTGACCACTTCCGTTTCGTCTTGTTAAACACATACTACTTTTCATCAGCAAACCTCCATTTATACCCCCCGGTCTTTTTGAGCCGGATTCCGTTACAACATAAACTAATATTATTCGGGTAGCATCCCGTTTGTCTTGATGCTTCCATCATAGACGAGAATGTCTTAATATCGTTCCCCTCTAAATCCATCATTACGACAGCCTTGGAGGAGGAGTTGTTTAATTGTGACTCTCGCTGTTTCGCTTTCCAAGAAGGATTATTCCTTATTTGGCGATAAACGACGCGCATCTTCTCAATAAACTCTGGGTCTTTATATCTTTCTTTTGCCGCTTGGGATATTCTTTCCCCGTGCCCTCCGTAGTTATTGTTGTATTTGGAAGTACACCACTCAAGGTTCTCAACACAATCGTTCATTGGGTTCTCATCTTTGTGGTTCACTTGAGGAAGATGTTCAGGATTTGGGATAAATGCCATCGCCACTAGCCGCGCGATTCTAAACATTTTTCTTTTACTGCCCTTACAGAGCATCACGACCCCATACCCTCCTTTGAGTTGCCTCCTTTTGCGGATATATTCTGATGAGTGGCTAACACGCCCAATACTATCGACATAATCAAACGCGAGCCGTTTCACTCGCCCCCTGTTACTAACTTGATAAATGCCTTCATAACCAATGATGTCTTTCCAAATTTCGTTTTCCATAATACTAACTTCTATGTCTGTTAATCAGAATCATCATTTTGGGGCATTTTTTTAATAAAGCGACCGCCTTTGCCTCGCGGTTGATTCGCTGCATGCCTACTACTGTTTTCGCTCCGTCTTGAAGGAACAAGATCCGGGTTGATTTCTCGGATTGCATCACGCAGCGTTGCGTTTTCACGTCGCAGTTCTCGATTTTCTGCTTCTAGTGCGATAACTTTGTCCATCGCCTCATCTGCACGCCGCCTCGCTTCTGCGGCTTCGTTCATAGCCTCCACAGCCTTTTGCCGAAGGTCATCTAGCATTGGCTTGTATATTCCATCCATTGTTTTTCGTATGTTCTCTATATTATTCTCCTCGGCTTCCGCTTCTGCCTTAGACGCTCCTGCCTTTTCTTGTCTTACCCTTGACCTGATTGTCAACAGATGGGTTATCCATCCTCCAGCGACTGCCGCTCCGACGAGTTCAAATATTTGTATGATGTCCATTTTTCCCTCTCCTTCTTTTTCAAAAGCCTCCCGCCCTTGGAACGGGAGGCACAACCAAAACAAAAAAAACTAACTAACCAATACAAACTTTATGAAATGAAAAAACTAGTATAGTGAGCATTCACTGCTGACTTTATCCCAAGATTGAAAACGCGGAGGCCAGTTCCCTGAACCGCAGCTCGCTCCCGCTTTCAGCAAGGGCATCCGCTAGGTCTTCCAACTTTACTCCACCTTCAATCGTTATATTCTTTATGTCTTCCCCATAGAAGGAATCAAGCTCGGCGGTGTAGGCATCATTGAGAGCCTTGTACTCGTCCGCTTCCGCCTTTGACAGTCCGCCCTCTGCGGCTTTCTTGATAAGAGGCTCGTTCCCTTCCATGAACTTCTTCCTTATGAGGTCCGCTTCCTCCCTTATCCCGTTGGCGAACTTTGCTATCGAGCGGTAGAACACTATGAGGGAGTGCCTTACATTCTTGTCCGATACCTTCCCTATCTTAATCTCGGAAAGGATATTCTCCATGTTCAGTATCTCTGCTGCTTTCATTTCTTAAAGAAGATTTTATAGATTGCATATCCGTTAAGTGCGAGGTTGGCTATTCCCACCACTGCGTAGAACCACTCGCCCGATACATGAACATAGTTGAACGCTCCCGCAGATGCCGCTATAATTATAATAGCCCAAAGGACTGCCCAAACGGGCTTCATTTTCTCTTTCCAATTTTCCATATCTCTTATTCTTTTATTATTGCACCAGCTTAGTATAATTAGGTTGTGTGGTCTGGAATGTACCGGGTTCATATTGTCCTATCCCGGGCACAAAGTAGGACCACCTGTTATCCCCTGAGTTATGTATCCTGACAATGAAGTATAGTTTATCAATATCCGAGACGGGCACATTGAGCGAAACGAAATCCGCTGCGGGAGAAGTTGACAAGTCATCCCACAATCCCGAATACGCATAGGTCTCCTCACCGCTCATTTCCGGGGTTATCGTTATTCTCTCCTCTTGGGCCACGGAGTCATTTACCCGCTCATAGAGTTCATCATTCTTCAAAAAGAAATCAACATATATATCGAATGAAGCTTCCTGATATTCCGCTACCATAGGGATACGGATACCCGTTATCGTAATACCGTCGTTCGAGAACGTTTCATACCTCGGAGTGCCAAACGGGAGATAGAGGGAGAAGGGCGAGTATGCGGACGGGGTGAATGTTCCCGATAAGGGAAGGGGAATATACACATCATCATTCGCTTCATAAATAGCGAAACAGTAGTCGTAAAGGCTTGAACTGAGAGCCGCCGAGCTTCTGAAATACACCGCTCCTCCAGAATCCAGACCGGAGAGGGTCGTTACCGCTCCCTCGATTCCGCTTTCAACAGGATATGCTACCGATGCCGCCCCCGTGGCACTATGCAGGCGATAAATGAGGATAACTTTCCACGAACCGAGATTTTCATAATCGACGATTCCCGAAAAGTCGGACAAGGTTATTTCCGCATTTGCGTCCTTGGTGAGGGTGAAATATGGCAGGCTGAGTTCTTTTATTGAATGGAACTCCGCGTAGGGAACAGGCGCATTGTGGTTGTATCCATTGAAGTCGGTTAGCCTGTATGGTTCTACGGGAGAAACGGCCCCACCTCTCGGGACGAGATATGAATAAGCCGTTCCATTAAGCATAAGGTTGAGCGCATCAGCGGGAGTCTCGCCCACAAGCTCGGCGGGGGAAGCCCCCGTAGCAAAGCCGTAGTTCAGGGTAGCAAATTGAGTATTCGCAAGAGCGGAAAGCGAACTATGCCTGACGGGTTTGACTTTCGACCACTTGTTAATCAGGGACGATGTGCATAACGTCCCGAGATCGGTAGAGGCTTCCAGAAGCACCGTGCGGACATCTTCGATGCTCACTCCGTAATTGCTGTCAGCATATATTTTCCCGTTTGCGTGTGACATACTACATCCCCAAGTTTTCTTCAATCGCGTCAAGCCTTGACAGTATTCCCGCTATGACGGTGCTGTCCGATTTGCCAAGAGCCGACACACTGCCATCCGCATAGACCCCTCCTGCTATATGGAGAAGGCCGTTTGCTTTATTTATAGTGATTCCGTCAATCGTTATCGAACCGACGGACAGATTGTTAGTTATACTACCGCTCGCAGCACTCAGCGCACCCGTAAGGCTGAGGCTCGGTGCATTTACTGAGGCGAGGAACGTAGCTGCCCCCGTAGTATCATTGAAGGAAAGAGCCTTGCCAAGGTCGCTCCTGTATATGTTGAAGTTGTCCGAGCCGTCACCACTGCCCCTGCCTATGTACCAAACCGATGAATAGACAACCTCTTTGGCGAAAACATGATTCCAATGATTGCCATACGAACCCAAGCTATATGTCAGTGTTTCGGACGGGAGGAGGTTCTGTATGTAAGTATACGGAGCGGAGAAGGTCTTTGTCCCCGTGACGGTCTGCGTAGTGCTGAGGGTCATGTAGTCAGCAAGCGACTGATGTGAGGTTAGATAGCCCTGTTGCTGAACCCATGACTGGGTAGCATAGCCGCTAAGGGAAGGAATATCGGAACGGAGTGCGAGAGTGCCATCTGACCCCGGGAAAAGGTATGTGGTATCATTATCCGCGTCATATATTTGCCCCGCTCCATACACTGTCGAAGATCCGTCGTAATGTACCGTAAGGCCCCCTATTGACTCGGATGCATTCACTTCCAAATCGCTTGAAAGTGAGCCTCCGCTCAAAGGCAGGTAATTGTTCAGGGAAGATGCACTAGCCGCCCCTATGCTCGAAGCAGTAATAGTCACCGCACCCGTCTGATTGTTGACCGATGTGACGGGAGCAACCGAGAGTTTGTTGTTCCAGTTGGTTATATCCTGCGAGGTTATCCCATGTGCGGGGCTTGCGGTGAAGACGGGGTCGGATTCAGTAGTGATACCTCCGCTTCCCGTCTCGATAGTGATGTTCCCGCTACCGAGGATAGATACGCCGTTGATGGTCTTGATGTTCGTCCCGCTAACAAGAGTCGCCTGCTTGCCCGAAAGGAGATTGTTTACTTGTGTCTGCGTGTAATAGCTAGACAAGTCCAAGTGCCCCGCATGAATCTTGCGGTTCTTGTAATCGTCGGTATTGGTTGTCAGTGAGGCCCATACCGAGGAAAGGTCTGTTCCACTTCCCCCACCGCTGGCACTGCTTGTGCCAAGAGCGGAAAGCCAACCGGGAACCCATAAGTTTTGATATTGAGGCTTTAGAGTCACATTCCCAGCCGAGTCGAGTTCAAAGAACGTGCGATCGTCTAATCCGACGACAGCGTTGACGTGAGTTAGCGGATAGAATTTTTCTCCCGTCTCCGTCTTCCGAAGTTCTATGATTTCGACCTCAGCCATTTTTACTCAGTCACTGTTCCGATTATGGTGCCAAAATACAAAATATTTTCTCCAATTCCAACAGCCGTTTCTGATTTTTGTGACTTAACGATTTTTTTTACCGTTGAGGCCGTTGTGTAGTTTTTAACAATATAATTAACATCCCCTTTTACACCCTCATAAGACACCTCGTGGTCTATCTTGTCGGAAAGGACAACTTCGATTTCAGGGATAATATTCGGATTTCCCGAAGAAGGCTCGTTCCAAGTGAACGTCACAGACCTGACGCCAAGAGTAAGGACTTTATTTGGCGTAAATCGTTTGTCAGAGATATTAACCAAGACGCCTGCATCGAGCCTATCGGCGAGAGATGTCGCATATCCCTCGTCTATCTGATGAGCCCTTATCTTGTCAAGGGTTATGACCCAAGTAGCATTGGTCCACGCATTCTCTTGCAAGGCGTCCTCTTTCGATGCCGTGAGTTTTTTCTCGGCCCACTTGACATACTGGATAGGGAGGTCGATGCCTGTAAAGAAAAAATGGTCCCCCTTCACGGGAAGTCCTCCCGTACTAGTGTTGGGGATATACAAACCAGTGGTTTCGTATTCTGCGTCAGATCGGACGAGCGTTATTTTCCACTCAGACGCAACAGTAATGGTATTACCATCCTCGTCTGTCGTTGTTATCCTCTTAGACCTATCCACTTCGGGAAGTTTTTGGATGAGGAATTCATAGTCGCTCGATGCGGCCATCCAACCATCGGAGAAAGAGACAGAGGCGGCATTTCCTAATTTGTCTCCCAGAATGGGGTCCCAAACGCGATGAGCATATTCCGTATCGGACTCGTTCGCCCCTTGTGCTGACTCCCAAATGTTCTTCACCCAAATAGTGAAAACTTGCCTATTCGAAATTCCATCGGAGGGAGTACAATGGAGATATATGTTAGAGATACCATATTTACCAACTATTGAGGGATCTTCGGTATCATATAGTTCTACACGAATATCAACACCGTACGAGTAGGTTCCTGGTGGAATAAGGCTTGTCCCGTATTCTGTGTCCCCCGATTTCACAAACACTTTAGAATCAGCAACGCGGATAATTCCATTAGGAGAATCGCCATTATCAGCATTCCCCTCATACCAAGAATAGACTAATTGCCCGATTCTCCCCTCGGGAACAGTGAACGTCCCTTGAGAAACAATACGCCCCTCATAGTATCTTGCGACTATATCTCCCGTTGATACACGAGGCAGTTCTGTCACTAAATCATAGACCGCATCTTGGCTATCCTCTGCTACGACATTAACGCTGACGACCTCGTCCGCCCGGCCTTGATTGTCAAGATAAACACCTTGAATAGTCGGATAGATATCGTCGTTATCATCAAGTTTGCCTTGCCTCACTCCATATAAAGCGATGGAGTCATCGTCCTTGACGTATTCAACGGGGTCAAATTTCTCATCATTGTGCCCCTTTGCATAAGCCCAATCGGTACGGGCACGCAAACGGTCGTAAACCTCGATTGAATCGCCTTCTTCAAGTATTCTGTGAGGATTAGTCTTCCACCCTTGGACATAATTTCTGAAATTACCATCAAGGAGACGCGAAAAATAGACGGTCTTCAGTTCGGGGATGGCGTCTGGGTCAGCCGCCCATATCGTGTTATATGGATCGGTCTTTTTGAAATATCTGTAAGGAAGATTCTTTTCTCCTCCTCTGCCGAGAAGCACGTTATAGATATCCGTGTCTTCAACATGGCGTTCAAACCGAAGGAGACCTCCATCAAAACCATATTCAAAAATATGGTCATCTATCGTTTCGGAATCATATCCGACTCGAATAATTGTAACTCCTTCAAGATTCGTAGTAATCGTCCACTTGACGCCATATATCTCATTGATTTTAAGAAGGACATCCCATATATACATATAGTCAATAGGAAACTCCTTCACTTCGGTACTACTTTGATAAGAAGGGTTTAGGTCCATTACATAGTTCCCATTAGGAAAGTAGTATGCCAAAACGCGATTGAAGGCGGCGACAAAATTAGGAAGGCTCAGTCTTAAAGAGGAAACATATTTGTCTATTATCATCGTCCCGTTCTCTATCTCTGACATCTCCACAAAGAAATAGCGTTTCAAGTCGTGGATAGGGGATGAAGTAAAGGTTAAATCAATGAGCGAATTCCGAGAACTATTGTCTTTTGTTGCTTGAGGCTTTAAAGTCGGGAGGACGAATCTCTCCCCTCTGAACTCAAGAGCCCACCCCGTAAAATCAGGGACGATATCTCCGTCGATTCTTACTTGGGTAGATATCGTTCTTTCACCCATCTCTTCAAAAGTGACGGTTGCTTGGTGTAATGTCGCATAGGGGGCAGAAGTGCCTTCGCCAAAGTTTATTTCTCTAATTCCCTGTATCATCTGAGAACGGTGTCTTAAATTCGCAAAGGCTAGGTTTAGTAACGCGAATAGTCCATTCGACTACGACTATATCGTTAACTTGGTCGCTCGGGTCGCGCCAAAATTCCGTGGCTTCGTCTATTGGGAAAGGATATCCAACAATCTTATGCCTTTTATAGTCGTTGAAAAATGTCACTTGATAGAACTCTTTTGACCCAAGAGAATCGGCCTCCCCATGAAGCATTGAGTTGAATGCGTCAATTTTAGTATTGGCGTCTTCAATGGAGTCGGCTTGAATAAAAAATTTCACCTTGTAATCAAAAGCGTCGTCTACTGTTTTAGGGAGGATGTGCTCCCCCTCCTCTTCGGGATATGAAGTCGTTTCAAATCCCTTTGTTGGAGGTGCGAGTCTCTTGTCTGAATCCAAATAGATTAGGCCGAGAGTCTGCGTATCCACTATTTCGCCGTTCCCTATTTTTAATCGAACTCTAATCATTTCACATCAAATTTATAGGTCTTGCACAGTAAATCCTCGGACATCTCTGCCCCGATGCGATTAATACCAAAAATATATAGAGGGACGCGGACTTGAGAAGATGAGTTCGGTATGCCCTTAACATCCATATCACATCCATTGGCGAAGTAAAGCATAGGGATTATTTTCTTTTCGATATTCAGACCCGTGCGTATAGTCCCAGAGCAATTGTGGAACACATAAACACTGTGGTCTCGGAGTATCTCCCCGTCAAAATGCTTGTCTATAAAAACGCCGAAATCTCCGCAATCTGAAAAGTCGCGACGGAGTGTAGAAAGGCTCGGATATCCCTCTTCTAAAGCCCAATCAATCGTCCTCTTATATAACTCTATGGCTTTCTCTTTAGATTCGACTTCTTCAAGTGCAAAGCGGTTTTCCGCACACATATGGTGAACGGAGGCTTCGTGACGAAGTTGTCTTTTCCACTGAGAATCCATAACGTCGCAAATATACAAAAACCTCCCTAATTTCACAACTAGGGAGGAATTTTTATGTTAAGTGCCATAAAACCCACAGGTCTTTAGCCTGTGGAATGTAAGGCACTATCCTTGGTTTCTAATATATTCTATAATTGTATTTGGATTAGCCTCGCCTATTGAGCAGACGAAATATCCGTCTGACCATAAGGTTTTCTCTTTCCAAAAGTATTTTCTCAACAT